TTAAAAAGATTAACAAGTGGCTTAGCTAAAATGTTAGGACTTAAATTACCTACAACAACACCTAATATAAATCCTAATTCTAAATCTAGTCCAAGTGCAAGAGCAGCTACTACAGGTCCTCTCACATCACAAACTAGTAAATTAAATCCACCAAATAAATCGAGTATTATAACCAGTTCTTCTGGTCCACAATCCCGTGTTAACAAACCTGGTGCTATTGTAATTCCAGCATCCTCAAAAGCTAGATCGCAGGTTCAACAATCATCCATGAAAGCAGCTGCTACAGGTCCTCTTAAACCAGATGCCAAAGACGTAGCTAAGTTATCAGCTAAATCTTTAGGAAAATCAGCTTTGAAAAAAATACCTGGTTTAGGACTGCTCGCTGGAATAGCTTTTGGAGTAGATAGAGCCATGGGTGGTGATTTAAAAGGTGCAGGCATGGAAGTAACATCCGGATTAGCTGGATTATTTCCTGGTTTTGGAACTGCTGCAAGTATTGCAACAGATGCTGCTTTACTAAAACATGATTTGGATAGAGGTAGTGATAGTACTAAAGTAGAAGTAGCAAAAGATACAATGAACCAAGTAAATCCTAATATAACCAATCAAGGTGTTGGCGTTGCTTCTCCTGTGATGGTAAATCAAAGAAGTAGTTCTAAAACTATCAAAGATTCACAAACTCAAACTGAAGTATTAAATACTACTAGTCAAAATGGAACACCATTGACTGTTGTTAATAATAATACAAATAATGTGGCAAATAATAATACTACAGTAGCAAATAAAACTAAACCAAGAAATACTGAAAGTGCATTAGAAAGAGAAATATCAAGACATTCTAATCTTGGAATTGCATAAAAAAAAGGGCCTTTCGGCCCTTTCTTAATCTTCGTTTGCTAACTTAGCAAAATAACTCAACGATTCATCTACATCCTCTTCAACCTTTGGTGTGGGCTTAGAAACAGGCGCTAAGACAGGTTTAGGTCGATCTAAGTCAACGTCTTCAGCCTTTCTTAAACTAGCACCAGAGGCAGTTAAAACCATCTCTAATTTCTTTTTAAGGTCTTCATAACTTTTAAAGTTTTTAGGATCAGTAAACTCAACTAACGAGTGCTGATTGTTCCAAGTAGTTTCAAGCGCTTCATCATCATCTAACAACTTAGCTATTGAATCAAACTCAGACTTATCATAATTACGATAGCCTTCAACGTTTCTAATCTTCAACTTGAAGTTAGCACCCTTCCAAAAATCAAATGGATTTACTGGATCCTCATCTTCAAACTGAGGCTGCATAACATCTTTAATTTTATCAAAGATTTTTTTACCATACTTGTATAGAAATGGTTTACCTTCATTCTGTGGATTAGAAGGATCTTTAACAACTACAATATTAGAAATGTAAGTAAGTTTACGTTTCTGTCTACGAGCTGTCTCTTTATCTTTCTCTTCTCCAGTATGCCAAAGTTCTGTATTTAATTCAGAAACTGGATCTGGTTTATTGAGTGTGGTTAAAGAATTTTCTATATACCACTTGCCAGTTGAAGGACTTTGAAATGCATGATGCCACACACGAGCCCAAGGTAGCTCTTCGCCTTTAGGAGGTGGAAGGAATCTAATAACAGCATAACCATTACCAGACTTATCTACTTCAGGTTGCCAGAAGCGCTCGTCTTTTTGTCTGCCTTCTGTAGAGGGTGTGTTAATCTTTTCAACTTCTTGCATTAAGTCATCAAAATTACCACGGTTCTTTTTTAAAGCACTAAAATCTAAAGCCATGTATATCTCCGTATAAATTGTATGTTAGTATATTTTAATAGTATCATAATATAAAAAAAACTTCAAGTGTTACTTAAGATTAGCATCAACGGCAACAAAAGGCCATTGAACCATTCTTCGAGACATCTCATTTTGAATGTGTGCCATTTTAGTTAGCACACGTTGAGTGTCTCTTATCTGGCCATTGAGCAAATGTATTGTCTCTTGTGCAATAGCCAAATCTTTTTGCAACTCAGACACTTTATGTTCTAAGTCTTTCTTTGAGTGTTCTGACATATCTATCTTTATCTATATTTAAAAAGGGTTGATATTTCTTAATAATTCTCGAAACATCAGGCCATATTATATCATTGCATAACGCTTTATCTAATCTATTAGTGTAATTATTTATCTGATTTAAAATCACTAGCGTTTCAATTGATATGTGTTTACCCAAGTACCTTTTTAATATTATAGGCTGTTTTGAATCAGAATAAAACAAGTTATCAAAATTAATATTATTTTTTTCACAATAGAACATAAGGTTGTCTATATCATTTTTAAATGTATATGACATAGCTTCCATTCTTTTTTTCCAATCGAGATAATTGTGTTTTGCTTCTGAATCAAACACACCACCCCATCTATCACCAGAAACAAAATTAGCAACTAAGAAATCAACAATTTCTTTTTCACTATAGCTCTCTGCTATTTTTCTAATGTTAATTAAATCATTTCTTTTGAAAAAAGATTGTTTTGTTGCTCGCACTCTGCCTCTTTGTTTAATGGCATCATACTTATCAGTAGTAAAATGCAATTTAAGAGCTAAGTAGGATTTATAAACGTCAAATGCTTCCATACATATCATACCGGTAATTTTCCTTTTGGTCTCATCATATTTGCATCTTCAGCCTCTAGTTGTATCTTTTCTTTAAGTGAAGGTGTAACTAAATTCCCTATATTTTCAATATCGACACTATTATGATAACAATAATCTATAATAGCATCCATGTAACCAATTCTTTCCTTCGAAACTCTTTCCTCAATGTGGAGAGAGAATTCTGTTGGTGATCTAAACCTTTTTGTAATTAAAATAGTATCATTTAAATTGGTCATAGAATACCAGTAGTTTTCAACATAATGATACTTGTATTAATAGCTACACAAGAAACTGAAAATGCACTAATAGTCAAACAAACTTTCTGATACATATTCTCTCCTAATATTAAAGTATTCCATACGTGCGCAACATAATTAAGGTAGTACTAGTTGCTATTGTACTTATTGCCATTGTATGAATAATCTGACAAATTTTATCTCGCATATCTCTCCTAAGTTGGCCCAGGTCTTTGGGTAATAAGGAAGACCTGGAAAACCCCACTTAGCTATTAAGCTGCTAAGGCAAAGACTTCGTCGTTTGCATTTACTTCGGTTGCTCGATTAACGGTCGTCGCCTACCGGATCGTCCATCTTTCTATTCATTGCCCCGTCGAAACCAGGACACCCCCATTTATCTTATATAATTAGGATTTAATACATCTTCGAGTATAACTACATGTTCTCTATTCTTTAGATGTTGTTCTTTTATATCATCTTTGGATTGACCGTGATAATCTACCGCATGATGATTCTTTATCATCATTTCGTCAAGCCTTTGATTGTCATAATCAGGTAATACAAATACACCTAAGATTCTACCGTACTTTCCAACACTATCTTTCATGGTTCTAAGTGTTTGAGTAGAATCCAAAGGCATAGTATCTTGCACAAACTTTTTCGAGGCAAGACCATATTTTTTTTCTTCTTTATCACTTGTTCTGGATTCAGGAGCATCTATACCATAAAGACGTACTCTTTCATTTCTCATCCATACTCCAAAACCAAGATCAATATCAACATCGACTGTATCACCATCAACTACTTTTACTATTTTACAATTATACTCGTACATAACTTTCCTAATTGGTGGAGGTGAGGGGAATCGAACCCCTGTCCGAAACAGCTTTCAATCGACTTCATACGATCATAATTATATTATCGCATATTTAGAAATAATTAACAACCGTAACTTTTGCGATATGTTTCTCTTAAATCAATAAATTTATTAATCCAATCATCACGTTTTTCTTCAAATATAACACAACCTTCGTGTGCAACTGTCATAATAATAACTAAATTAGATACAGGCACTTTTGTTATTTCTTCAAATGCAACTGCATATGCTGAACACTGCATAAAATAACCATGTATATGCTCTCTCTTCTTAACTTTAGATGATGTCTTAAAATCTATAACAGACAACTTACCATTGTATTCCGCTACACAATCTACAGTACCAGCTATTTGTAAATGATCAGAATATAACTTATCCTCTAACGCATGAATTTGATTTATGCTATCCAAGTGTGGCTTGATTGATTCCCACATTTCAAGATCAAAGTTTGTTTCGTCGAGTTCAATGTTCGAGAGATACTTTTCACATAATGTATGTATTCTAGTTCCTCTTTTTGAGGCTTTTGTGGAGATTCTGGCAGCTTCCTCTTTGCCAACTCTTTCCCTCCATTTTTTAATTGCCTCTTTAGCCAATAACCCTGTAACCGTTGTGACCGAAGGATAGGATCCACCTTCCGGGGTTTGGTATACTCGGATACCCTTATCGTTTGTAGTTCTCTTGATTCTGGGAAATTCATGATATATTCTCTCAAACATTGTGTATTATTTTATCAATCCTAATTTATAAACCGTTTTTCCATTCTCTTTCATAGCAGTCATTACTTTACTAATATTATCATCCGTATTATATGATACATGAACCCAGCCAGAGTCACCAACACCTGGTGTGTAAAATTCAAGTATTAATTGACGAAATTGGCAATTATCATTAATCCATTGTGCAATATCACCATTATCAACACCAGCTATCTCTATATCTGCTGCCATTCCTTTGCAATGATCTGATGTGCCAGATCCACCAATTGCTTTGTTAAGTTTACTACTTCTAAAACCAGAATTAATACTTACAGGTTTACCAAAATGCTCTCTAACTGGCTGTAACACATATTCACATAATAATCTTAAATTATCTATTTCATTATTGTTTGGTTGATTATCTATTCCACGACGAAGAGCTGTTTGGCTCTTCGTCATTTCGTTGAGTGAAAAATTATTAGTTAGTTTCATACATATCCTCGTAACAGTTTCTAGCTACAATATATTGTTTAACAAGTTCTGATCTAACAATATCTTCATTATAAAATTCCACAGTTTTAGCGTTTGGCATCATATCTGCTATTACCATAAATTTTTTCAAACCCGATTGTTCGTGTTTTTTGTATAAGTCGGTTTGTCTAAAGTCTCCACAAAATATAATTTTAGACTTTTGGCCAACTCTAGTCACAATACTATTTAATTCCATGTCTGTCATGTTTTGACATTCATCAACTAATATGATTGAGTCATCTAAAGTTATGCCTCTTACAAATGATGTATTCATAAAACTTATATTATGTTGTTCAGTTAATCTT